AAGTATGGATGTTGCGTGATGCAGCTAAGACTTTTTCTCAAAAGTACTTCAATGATGAAGCTGACTACTTTGCAGTTGAAGGTAATGTTCCTATGTTGAGGTCTGCTACATCTGATGATAGCGCTGATTTTGACACTACGGTAGATGTGTAGAAGTATGACTCAATCAGATAGACAACAATTGGTTAATCTGATGAGTCATTTTCTTTCTCCTAACAGCTACCGTCAAAAGCACACTTTGGCAGGAGTATTTGTTCTTCGTTGGGCTATGGCTAATGACAGAGCATTTACCTGTGTTGAGGGGAGAAGTATCTTTGCCCATCCATTCCCTTAAGCTACGCGATTAGAGAAAACAACTAATCCGAGACCATGAGAATACTTAATATCCTTTGCGTCATAGTTGTACTTTTGGCTAGCTGTGAATCATCGGAGAGTACTAAGTGTTCTCCTGGCTACCCTGACTGCCCAACAGCACCACAACCTAAAATACAATGACTTATTTAACTAACCTAGATCCATTTCCTATTAACTCTTTATCCAAAGGCGATGTAGCCTATTACGCTGATGCTCATGCTATTGAGACCAGTGCTATTCATCTTTTACAGGTAACTACAGTAGCAGCAATTACCTCTACCTCAGTACTATTCGATAATGGGCGTAAGTTCCTCCTATCAGGAGAAGAAGTTACTCGCGGAAATAAAGGCGCTATCTATGCCTATACATCTCTTACAAGAGCAATGGTTTCTGAAGCTCAGAATAAACTGGCTTTACTTAATGAGGTAAAGGCAGTTAACTTTAACTCATTGTCTTTGCAACAACTATCTATGATTCTTGACGTATCTAGAGGTGCGTTTACTCAAGTGACAACGCCATCTCCTTGTGGGGGTGGCTGTAATGACACAGTGGGCAAGCCTTCCCAACAGTCATTTATTGATAGCTTGAGAGCTAATTCATATACTGCTGACACAGTGCAAGTAGCTGGCATTGATATCGATATCTCTGATATTGAATCTATCCCTACAGTTGAAGCTCCCATTGGAATTGCTGATGCTACCTATGAGTTAAGCGATGAAGATGAGGATGAAGATGACGAAGAATACGCTGGTAACGAAGACTACGATGAAAGCGATTATTTGATTGAGTCAAGAAATCAGGAAATCTTGGCAAACAAATAATAGCGCTACGCTGGTAGATAAAACATTAGAACTATCTACCAGCTATGACAGCATTTATTGCAGCACCTACATCTCCTACCGCTTTATTGGTATTATCTCAACTAGCCAATGGTGGACAATACCATGAAAAAGAGATTGAGAAGTTTGCCCATACCAATAGAGCTTCACATTTTATCTCTGTACTTCGTAAAGATGGTTGGGAAATACAAACCATCAAAGGGGAGAAGGGAGAAGGCTCTAGTTACATGATGACTAATCCTAACCAGTGTGACCGTGCTCAAACTTTTGACATTACTAGTGCATTAGCAACTATGGAAAATCCACCAGCAGAGATTACTAGCTTTGAAGAGTACCGTATGCCCGTAAGTACTATTGCATCTCAGCTATCTTTGTTTACTCCTGCTAACCTCCAGAGAGACAGCAGATACGACATTGCAGAGATGGTCAGTGCTTGTGTTGACATTCTTCGCAAAGCACAAATTGAGATGCTATCAGGCAAGCCCAACGCCAAGGAACATAAGGCTCAAGTCAAGTTATCTAAAGCATTAGGAGAAGTCCTTGGTGCTATTGATATCCTTAATGGAAAAGATAAATCAGAGTCATTCTAATGGGAAAGCCCAAGTCTTGTCGTACATTCATCATAGAGTGGAAGTATGAGAACCTTGAGAAAGGAATAGAAAAGATAGAGCTAGAAGAATATAAGGTGAAGAGACTTAAGAACTCTGACGCTGAAGTTCAGCTAGCTCTACTTTATGTTCTTTCTAAATATAAAAAAGACAAACAGCCTAGATGGCAGGGGTACTTTATTGCTAACCATGCCTTTATATGGGATAAACCTATGAAGTTTATGTACTGCCATGCCTCCCTTGAAGATTTCATTGAGTCAGGAGTTAGGGCTGATAGGGTAGAGATTTAGGTACTTAAAGTCTTTACCCTCAAGGCTCGCCTCACAGTACTCTATCCTCAAGGACGCTACGCTAGCGGGGGACGCAAGAATCTTTGCATCCTAATGTGAGGCTAGTGCGGGTAAGCCTTGACTGCACAGAGAATAAGGTATCGGAAACTCTTAAGCCGTTACCGATGGTTGCTGTCCCTAGAGCAGAAAACAGCAGGTATGTTGAAACCTAGTATCAATCTAAACCTATTGTAGGAGGATTGGCGGACTAAACAAACAACTACGGCAGCTATGGGCCGAGAAGTACATTAGCTAGGGATTACACGCAATGCAAAGGCATCAGTTCCCCGATATAATTAACTGAGCCTTAGCAAAGATGAGTAGCTCAGTGGGCAGAGCGCGTGCCGTAGAAATACGTCTAGTAGGACATGGGTTCAAATCCCATCTCATCTATAGGGGAACATGGTGACTATTGGTAAGTGTCACGCTGGTCTGTAAAACCAGAACATTGAACCGTTGCTAGTTCGATTCTAGCTGTTCCCACTATAATTAAACGAATATCGAAGGTACTAATATGCTAGAAAGTTTTATCATTGCCATTGTCCTTAACTCAGCAGAGTGTAGGGCTAATGAAGTAGAAGTGCGTACTCCTTATGGGGAGATATGTCTTACCAAAGAACAAGCTAAAAGATTGAGGAGTCGAAAGTAATGAACTTAATGTCTCTTCTTGAATCTCGCATTAAGGCTTTAGACGTACTAATTAAGATACATTCTTCTGAAACTGGAGATTATCTTGTTATGGAACGAGCAGTATGCACTATCCAGCTTGACATTTTAAAACAAGAAGCAAGGGATACTAACAATGGATAATGAAGATGACGATACTATCCCATCACTACCCCCTTGTCCTTATCCACCAGCTACATAAACGTACAGTGTCGGTCGGCATGAAAAACATATCTCTTTAATATTCTAGTACTGCCTAGACAATACACATCCGAGGTGAGCTTAATAACTTGCTTGTTGAACTACTGGCATCAGAAAGCAATAAGTTAATATCAAGCAGAGATGGTTCGACACTTTACATTACACAGGATACTTAGGAAATACCCAATACCTAAGAAGTGGGTTCGTTCATGCTAAGCCTACCCGTAACCTAGCTCTGACAGTGCAAACTGTTATCCTAGTGCAATGCGCTAGAGTAGGATGTAATTGTTGAAAAGGTTTGCGTACCCTCAATTGATTACCTGAGAAGGATTGCGTTCCCTCAGATAGGACATGGCTATCCTGTGATTAGAGAGAGTGGCGAAATTGGCAAACGTATTGGCTGCGGCGTAAAGGTGATTGAACCCGTCCCATAGTAGATGTATGACTCTAGGCAGGCAGAGAAGTAGGTTGTTTACTTGCCCCTGTATCTACTTTTATACATACATCTTTGATTGGAAGTCCGCTTGAAGGTTCGAGTCCTTCCTCTCTCATTTCATGCTATAATCTATTCATTACTAATGACTCTCTAAAGAGTAAAGGAAACTGAATAGATTATGGCTACAACTAAGCCTAAAAAGAAAGCTGAGACTAAATCTAAGCTTACAAGCAGTGCTAGATTCTACCCTACCAAGTGGGGATTCAATGCACCTAGCGTTACCACCATCTTAAGTGGAACAGAGTCTAGAGCAGCACAAACTAGACTAGAGAACTGGTCTGAGAAGTGGTTAGCTGATCCAGGGAATGAGGGTAAGACTGAACCAAAAGATAGGGGTTCATTAATTGATGAACGCTTATCTAAGTATTTTGCCTTAGACCCAGAGTGTCGTGTATTACCTACTGCTTGGGGATTGCCAGAGGATGTAAAGCCATTTATGGAAGCAATACTTAAGCCTATCCCTAAGACAGGTAAGTCTATCCTTGCTCAAATAACTGATGTGATGTGGAGCCAAGGGTTGTTGGATTGCGTTGATATCCCTAGGGAAGAGAGACAGTTCTACCAACCAGACATTAAGATTGCTAGGGAGCAAGAGTTCATCTCATCTAAGACTCATCGCTATGCTGGTGTCCCCGATTTTGTGGGGAACTATACTAATTCTAAGGGTGAGACCAAGTTAAGCCTTATTTCTCTTAAAACCTCTGACAAGAAGTACTCAAAGGTTAGCCCTGATTGGAATAAGTTTAATGATGAGAAGAACAGGTGCAGAGCATTAGGCATTGAGTTCAAGCCTCCTGAGAATTGGAGTACCAACTATGGGGCCAACATGAAGTTTCGTAGAGCAGGGATGCAAGAGAGTGCTTATGACTTTGCGCTTCAGGAGTCTTTGGGCATTTATGTAGAGCAGTACATTGTATTGGTAGTTACAACTAAAGGCATCCAAACTCTATCTATTAGTGGGATGGAGAAAGATTGGTTTAATAAGATGTGGCTAGAGAAGGTTAATAAGTTCTATGAGATGTATCCTGATTTAGGGTAGGTTAAGCAACGGAATAAACAATAGAGAATACTATGACACAACTAAATTATCGCTACAGAATCTCGTATCACACTGCTGACACAAAGTTGATTACTTTTAAGGGTGAGCTATCTCAAGTATCTCATCTAGGATATGCTGACACAGTAGCAGAAGCGCTAACTCAACTTGCATCTATTGTATCTAGAGTTGGAGCTGAAAGTAAGTCGCCTGTCACTTGGCACTCATCTGAGATTGATGAAGTTACAAGTGCTGACCCTTCTGAGCAGTGCAGTATTATTAATACACTTAAGAAAGCGTCATATCTTTTGCTTTGTGAGAAGGATGAAACACTTGAGCCTAAGACTTTACTTAATGCTTTAGCTAACATCCAAGAGATTATTCATTGGAGGATGAAAGATTTGAGGGCTAGAGGTTATGAGCCTAAGATTGAAGATAGCTTTAATTTAGGGGATAGAGGACTTCGAGGCAAGCTTGAGAGCGCATCGTAAGATGTAAGTTCTTTGGATATTGCCCTAGTGTTGGATGGAATCGACACGCTTCAAAGCCCCTGAAACCCTTTTAGGGATTGAAACAATAGTTGAGAGACACTTTAACCTCTGCTTGTGGCGAAATGGTATTAAGGCGCAGGGCATTTTATTAAACAACATAATGCAATGACAAAGGGTGATATCGTACAGTTTAAGCCAGCTAAGGTTGTTGTTAAAGGCAGCGATAACTTAGCTCGTATGGTTAAACAGTACGATTCACCCTGTGTTGTCTACCAAGTGATAGGTTATTGGGCTTACCTTTATCGGTTAATGGATGGCGGTATTCACGTAGCTCCATGTAGTGAACACTGGTGTTGTGTTGATGTGGACTTAAATAATTATGTAGACAAGCTAGATACAATAAAACATTTACTGGAAGCAGGGCAAGAATGAAATTAACAATTGAACAATACGCTGATATAACAAACAAGGATAGGGCTAGGAGAGGACAGCTACCATTGACAGATTCTGCTATGAAGCTAGCTTATCGAGCTTACATTGCTGAGATGCACTACGCTCAGTTGCTTGCAGCGCCCAACCCTAGTTATGTGGAAAGCGCCCTTAAATGGATTGAGTCTGAGATGAAGGAATGTTATGACTAAATACGCATTGCCTGTAACCCGCAAAGACTTCTATAGTTGGGGAGGTTTTAATTGTGCCAACAATGAGTAGTGACGTAGGCTTAAGGTCTGAAAGTCAAAAGTATAGCTGGATGATAGAGGCTAGAATCGAGGACGGTTCAATACATTGCATAGATAGAGGTAATGCTCATTCCTTGCATCAAGCTTGTTGGGCTAGCGAGTTTGCAGCTAATAATGCTCAAAGACTGTATCCAGAGATTACAATAGTGCAAATAGCTATACAAATCAGTAACGACTAATGGGTGAAACCAGAGTTCAATACATCCCTAATATAACAGTACAATCAGGGATTACTACCTACCCTAGATATATAGGTGAAATACTACCACATCCTTTTGCCCAAAACACGTTACTAGAAGTACTAGAAGTGTGGGATGGTAGCGAGGAAATATGGGGTAACTTAAATGAATCTATACCCTTCCCTTATGGTAGTGAGTCTAATCCTATTACTAGAGATTGGAATACTCCACCGCCGCGAAGAGACGAGTCATCTAAGTACCCTATCTACAAGTGTCGTGTTAATGGGGCTAATGAACAATGGATTATCTTCAAGTGGATACTACTAGATGGCAATCAACCCACTGACTTACTTGGATATTCAACTGCTAGGGTTGGAGGTTAGTCTGTAACTTAGGCTTAGAAGCTTCAAACACTGAAGGCACTTTAATACCCAACTCAGCACGATAGAACCACGCTTGTTGATAGTGATATTTCTGGCGTTCAGCTAGGTAGTTAGCAATGTCATTAGCGCCACATTCTTCTGCCGTCTTGAATACACCTTTGATTAACTCACCTAAGATGTTATGCCCTGAGTAAGCTATGTGTAGTATTTTCTCAGGGTCATCCACCTTGGGTAACTCTTTGATAGATGTGGATAGAGCTAGGTACTCAGACAGTCTAGTTGGTGGTTCGTAGTTAAGGGTTAATATTTCTTCAGCATAGGTATCAACACTCTCATAGGTATTAGAGTAGTCCTCGCCTAAGAATGGGTGTAAATAGATAAAGCCAGCACCAGTGTATGTCCAGTGGAAGCTGTGTAATTGTTGGCTAAAGACAAAGGTGTTGGCTAAGAGGATTGATAGTTGTTGAGCTAGGGTTAGGGCTGACATTACGCTACGCTATGGGATAGTAACAATGAATTAAGTATATGCCAGAATCAATAGTTAATTATGATGCGCTTGAAGGAAGCTACACTCGCCCTAACGCAACACCAATAGTTATGCCTAAACCTAAGTTTGGTGTAGACGATAGATTTAAGGATAATGATGGTGACTACATTCAAGTCATAGGTCTAGAGTGGTGCTTGACAGATGTTGGTCGTGAGCCTTACTGGAAATACACCATCTGGGATATAGCTTTAGGTTGTGTATTAGATATGCCTGAGTTCTTACTAGAAAGCGACTATACTTTAGCAGTAATGATAGCTGAGCCTAAAAGTTAAGTAGGCTATCTAGTGACTCGTTTTCAGAAAAGAAGTTCCTTACTTCCTTCTTGTTCTTCAAGGCTTCTTCCACAGCATCAGGGACATATTCGGCTATTCCTTTGGCTAGTATAGGGAAGTCCGACATGCGAGACATGGATACAACCCTGTCTCCACTCTTAATAAATGGAGCTAATGATTGGTTTTGAAGGGCTTTATTAGCAAAAGGATTTTGAAGTATTGCATCTAGAGCTTTAACATAGGGTAGGTCTTCAGTAGCGATACGACGAGTATCCATAGCCTGATACCCTGGCTCATAGCCTTCCACCCAGCTTGACTCCTTGGGTGGATAAGCATCTTGGAATCCTACTCGTCTATATAGTTTTGCTCTAGAAGGAGAGGTTGGCTGATTAGTGTAAACATTAGGATTGCTGTTGACATATGCTTCAACATCATTCTTTAGTTGACGCAAATCAGCCATTACTTGTTGATTGAGTCCTGTGCCGCCTTGATAAGACCCTGACCTGTCGGTAAAAGAAATACTGCCATTATCTATCTTACCTATGAATGAAGGACTACTATGGATTACGTCTATGTTTTTGTGCTGCGGGTAATATTTAGCAAATCTAGACTGCATCTCTTCAACAGAGAGGGATGGTAGCCCTCTGAACAACACTGCAATACGGTTACTCATAGTATTAGACAAATAAAAGCATTATACGCTACTTCCAGCCCTTACTTAAAAAGCGCTACGCTAGGGGGTAGCAGTTATACAAAGACATGTATCAATATAAGTACACAATATATTTGAATGAAAAAGATTTTTGTGAATCTGTAGAGCTTACTTTGGAAGATGCTTTATTTAAAGTTAATCAATTTCTGGGATATGGAAGGCTTGGCGCTAAAAAGATTATTGTTGAAGAAATTCAAGTTTCGCGTTCACAAACATTTGCAAAGGATTGATAATGACTGATAAACAATTAATACGTCAACTCCAAAAGCAGAATCAAGAACTACTAAAAAGAGTTGATGAACTAGAAGATGCTTTTAATGGCTCTTGTTTGATTATAGATTTAGAAAGGGCTACTGTTAAAGGCTGTGAAGCTGAAATTAAAATGCTTAGAGATTTATTAGCTTTCCACAATATTACAGCTCCTGTATTTATTCGACTAGGACAAAAGGATTCAAATGACAGATAGACAAGATTATTTAAATAAAAGGATTACCTACAAAGATTACTATGCGCTCATTGCTAAGTACTACGGCTATGAAGAACTAGAAAAACTAGTTAGTGAATGGTTGAGTACTAAACTCCTCTATGTTAAACATGAATTGAGAAACGCAATCAATCAAGACCCATTACTTAATAATATCAATGGATGGGTTGAGCTAGTAGGAATGATTGACTCTGGACAAATGGAGAAAGCATTCTCTAAAGCTGGTGGTGCTATGGCTAGGGGTGAAGTTGTGTGCGTGCTTAAGGAAGTAGCTAGAGGTATTGCTAGATGAAAAAGAAATTTAGGGATAGACGCAAATACTTTAGGGCGTTAGATAGGACAATCATGAACTATTTAATAGACACTCTAGACTTTTCTGCTCCTGAATTTACAGAGGCTAGAGAAGTAACTGATGTAGGTGCTTGGCTTAAATCTTTACTTGAGGCTGATAAATGAAACACACTGCTGAAGAAAAGGTGGCGTATTGGGTTAGGCGATATAGGAAGGAAAGAAGGATGACTCAGGACTCCATGTCTAAGAGGCTAGGAGTAACTAGAGCTTGTATGCCTAATTGGGAAAGTGGCAGAATTCCTATTTCAATTAGGCATCTTGATTCTATTTCACAAATACTAGGTGTCAATATTATGCTGTTCTTCCAAGATATCCCAGAAGACTAACGCTACGCTAAGAGAAGAAAAACTAATTAAAGATATGCCAAAGATATTTAAAGGATGTGATGTACTAGATGCATCACAATTAAATACAGAAGAGTTTCTTCCAAAAGTAGAGAAGACTTCTACCTACTATCCATTTGCTCATGTAGACTTCTATGCTAATGCTAGATATGTGCTTAAGCAGATTGGTATTGGTATCGTAACAGAGTCTTTTGGGCTTACCCCTAAGCGTGACCGTATGTTTATGTGGTTGGAGACCGATGCACAAGTAAATGGACTACCACTATGTATTGGTGGACGCAACTCATACGATAAGTCCATGAGCGCTGGCTTGTGTGTTGGAACTAAGATACTTGTCTGCTCTAATAAGGTGCTTGCGTCTTATGAGAATGGTGGTGTTGTTAGTCGTAAGCATACTAGTGCTGAGAATATAGATGAGTTGAGTAGGGAGTTTAAAGAGCTACTAGATTTTCAAGCTTCAAAAAATGATGGCAATATGTTTTATCATTTAAATAGAACAAAAACATCTTATATTGCCAATTCAACAGTTAAATGGAAGCTTGTAGATTTGGTGCTAGCCAACATTATTAGACCTACAGACATTCCTTTGATTTGGGATGAATATAAAAAACCCAAGCACGATGAGTTCAAGCAATATGATGAAACTGATTATGGATTACTCATGGCTTGCACAGAAGTATTCAAACTCCACAAAGGCGCTGACTACCAAATCAAAGCTTATGATGGAGTAGCTAAGGCGCTAGGGCTGTAATACTATGTTATCTGTTCTCTATGAGGATGGATAACATTAGAGATAGAACTATGGATTTCAAAGAATATCAAGAACAAGCAGCACGTACTGATGGCGGTAATTTAACAGCACACTTCCTTGGCTTGTGTGGCGAAGCTGGTGAGGTTGTGGAGTTATTTAAGAAGCACATTGGGCATGGTCATGAGTTGAATCTAGTCAAGCTAGAGAAAGAGCTAGGCGATGTACTTTGGTATATCAGTGCTATTGCTACAGGGCTAGGGCTAGACCTTGACCTAATTGCTCAGTATAACATCGATAAACTTAAGACTAGATACCCTGATAAGTTTAGTGCTGAGAGGAGTATTAATAGGGTTGAGGAGAATGATGATTGCCCTGCTTATTTAGGAGAATTGAGGGAGCCTTTGTAATGATAAAAGTAGGTTCATTTGTAGAAGTAAATGGACGTGGACATAAATTCTATGTTGAAGACTTTATGAATAATGGCACTTGGCTTGTTCTCAGAAAAGGACATAAGTCTGGTTCTCTCTATCACGTTCCTTTAAAGCGATGTAAAGAGTGGGTTGAAGAATATGACTTGGAAGGATAAAGCTTTAGAAGCAATCAATCCAGTTCTTGCTCAATATAGACAATCTTGTAAAGATGGGCTGATGACACGCTCTCAACTCAGAAGAGGGTTGAATAAAGTCTATCCTTTTGGACAACGCATCAATCATCCTTATAAGGTATGGTGCGCCGTAGTTAATGAAGCTGTAGAAGATGTGTTTGGTGTTGAGCAAGCTGAGATAGAAGAACTACCGTTATTGGATGAGTCAAACTACTCAATCTTGTGGGCTGATGGTTTTGTAAAACCTAATACAGAGTTTTAATAATGCTACGCAATTAGGTAACACATTATTCTAATTGCGTACATGGACTTAAGAACACAAATAGCTCAGTTGATTAAAGAGTTAAGAATAGAATCTAGAATGACTCAATCCGAACTAGCGCAAAAACTAGGTTGTGGTCATTCTAAAATTTCTTTAATAGAAGATGGAAAGAGGGGCATCAATTTAGAAGATATTGAAAAAATAATTGAAGCATTGGACTTAAGCGTACACATCACTATCACTCAGAAGCGTGAGCCAATAGTGAGGTCTATCGATGTTTAACATCCTCGACCACATAGACCTCCTAACTCATCGCTTAGTCAAAGAAACCTCAAGTGAGTATCGTTATCTATGCCCTGTCTGTGATAACGATACTTTAACTGTTAAGAAGCACACTAGTCCTACCTTCACCGCAGGGGCTTATCAATGTTGGGCTGGTTGTCAGTGCCACGAGATACGAGAGGCTATGGGTGTTAGAACTTACAATTCTAACACCGTATCTCTTAACAAATGGAAAGCATCTAAGCCTAAAGTCTATCCACCCATAGTTCCACCACAGCGCTTAGAACTTATCCATGTAGAACCTAGAGCGCCTAGCTATAGATGGGATGGCGATAGAAGGGTGATGAGATACAACTACTCTGACACTCAATACACTGAGCGCGTAGAGAGGATGGCTACCACAGATGATGGTGAGTTAATTAGAGATAAGACCTTTAGGCAATACTCTAATGGGCGATTGGGTAAAGGCGATGAGCTGTGGGATATGTATTTGTGGGATAAGGTTCCCATAGGCACTGGCAATCTAGTAGCAGTTCCAGAAGGCGAGAAGTCAGTACAAGCATGGTGGTTGCATGGTATAGCAGCTACTTGCCCGCAAGGTTCATGTTGGACTAGTAGCGACCTCAAAAGGTATGCACAACAATTCAAAGACAAAAGCCTCTATCCTTTGATTATCCCTGATGTTGACCTTGCAGGTGAACGCAAGAGGGATAAATGGCTAGAGGCTTGTCGTAAAGTTGGACTATGGTCTACGGTACTTAACCTTAGAGATTTAGTGTATTGGCAGGAAGGATGGGATAGTTATGAATTGTTGATGCTACACACTACCTATACTTTGGGCTTTATCAAAGATTTGTGTAACATCCAATCCCAAGGCTTCAGACAAGCTAACTACTAAAGGGTAGTCTTCTCTAATAGTTGTTGCATATTCCCAGTCTATCTGCGCTGCTTTTGGGAGATTAGATAGTGCTGTCTCAACCTGTTCTAGTAGCCCCAACTCTAGCAATGCGAGCCTAAGCCTACGAGCATCAATTTCTCTAATAGGCTTAGGCGCTGCACTGATTAAAGCTTGCACTTCTGCAATCTCTTCTTCAGTGAAATCTACAATTAACTCTTCGCCAGTTTCAACATTTTTAATAATTTGTTTCATAGTAGTTAACTCAAGTAGACAATATTGACGTTGCCAGAAGAAAAATTGACAGCACCTTGGTTAACTAGGCTGATTCTATCTAAAGACCCTGAAAGAGGCTTCCTTCCAGCCCCACCCATATTTAGCTGTGTTGTAGCGTTAGTAACGCCCGAAAAGGATGTCCACACATCATCGCTATTTTTAACTAGTAAAGCGTTTCCATTTTGAGCAATACCTACACCAGTTTGGTTGGCGGGCAGCAGGACAAAGCCAGAAGTTGAGTAAACAAACTGTCCCGCACTAACTCCATAATTAGCGGCAGAATTATATCCAGTTGTGTCGATAGAGCCTGAGCCTATTCTTATCTCATACGCAGAAGCAGATGAGATAACTACACTGTCTAATGTGATTATGATGATTCTAGCTGAAGGTGGGATACCAGTAAAAGTTGCAGCCGCTACACCGCTAACTGACAAGGGAGTGCCAGCAGTTAAGGAGGATGTAGGGTTTACTAGATTAGTTGCCATTATGTACCTTCCTCTATCCGCATAAATCCATTAGCACTAGCCCAAATAGCACTAACGACACCAGTGTAATCATCAAAGTAAAGATAGCCTTGAGGTTGGAGAAGGTATACAGAAGACGTAGAAGCCGTAGCACCTTTGGCTATGTACGCAGCTGATGTACTGTCATTTCTAAAGGATGCCCACTTACGGTTAGCGTTTAAGGCTAGCAATGTCACTGATGTTGCACTACTAGCTACTAGTGTAGTAGGAGCAGACGTAGCTTTGGAAGCACTACCACCAGGGACTACTTGTCCAGTACTAGGATCTACGTTTGTTACTAGAAGATATCTTTGCCCGTTAGAGCCTACAATATCGCTCATGATTCACCTATGGCTTAAGTACAAGGATATTGAAAGTCAAAGCACCTGGAGTAATACCGCCAGCAGTTGAGTTGTCCATTCTTAGGGTTACAGTATTGGCAGCAGAAACAAAGCCAAATACGTTAAGACCAGCAGCTAAGTTAGGTGGGCCAACTATAACTAAATCATTAATAGATGCACCTGACACCGTGACTGTTTGGTCTTGGGATAAGTTAGAGCCAATCAATGTATAAGTAACAGTTGCTGTTAATGGAATAATACCGCCAAGTCCTAGAGACTTTTGAGAGCCAGAGATATCATTGACTTGTGTTGCTAATGCTCGTTGGAATCCAGAAAAAGACATAAGTTTAGCGGTGATAGTTTAAATGTACTTATACTATCATTACAAAGCAAATAGAGCTAAGTCTAACGTTCCATGCACCCTAGGGTTGCCTGCAGTTGCATCGGCAATACCTGATATTTTAATCTCTTGCCCTGCGTCAACCCTAGAGTCTAAGGGGATACTAATAGCGCTCCCAGCAGCTAACTTGACACCAGAATTGAATAGGTATCTAGTTGTAGTTGAGTTGTCAAAAGGGTTACGGTTAATACGCATCTTTAGCTCAATAGTTTGTCCTTGGACGCTAAAGGCAATATTCCTTAAGATTGCATAATATCCAGTAGGGACTTTAAACCTACCTGATTGAGATTGATTGCCTTTAGCCTTGATTTGTTCGTAAATGGTAGTGGGCGTTCCTACTTTCCTTAAGTTAATGTCACCCGAACTAACAGCGTTAGTACCACCAGTTAAGGCATACATTGATATGATTGCACTAGCAGTTATGGGTACTGATACTGCTGTCGTTCCGTTAAGGGTGGCTATCGTTTGGCTCCACACCCCAGAGCTGTCTAGATAGAGTATCCCTACAGTTCTTGTGCCTATGCCAGCACTAGTATCATCAACACTTGTGCTAATTACTTCTAAAGAATCGCTTGTGGTTACTGGAATGAAATTGGTTTGACCTGATAGCAAAAACTCACAACAGTCATTGTAGTCAGTGTTATTGCCAAATGTGCCAGCAGAGCGTTCAAAGAGCATTGAAAAGGTGTCACCCCTAGATAATGTTTTGTCTATTGAGACTAGGGTTGCTTCGGTAGCAGCATCAGTAGGTAGGGGGAGTGAAGCTACACTCACAGGTAGAGGGGTCGCTCTTATCTGTGCATTAGTGAGTGCGTCGGTTTGTTGTAATGAAGCTAATGCTGCCCCTGAAGCTACTACATCTACATCGTAGAGAATAGTTAGGCTATCCCCATCAGACATTGACGTAGTATCGAACAATAGGGTTATGGTATTACCTAGCACTGAGCCAAGTACTGATGAAGTGTTGTATGTCCAGATATTGATATTTCTAGTCGTATTAGTTATCTCTAATATCTTCTCAGGCAAAATAGTCGTATAAGCCGCGTCAGTAAAAGTTATCTTCCTTTCTGAAGCGTCAAAGGTATAAGCAGTAATAGTTGTAGGCATGGCACAATACTAGCTAGCCCCCATATGCTACCACGCTACGCTGTGGGGGAAATACATTAGGTACACATATGGAATTTATTGAAGTTTGCCAAGATGATTTAAGCAATTACAAAGTTGCGTTAGATAAAGCCAACAAATTAATCTCCGATCAGTGCAATCAAATTGAAGTGCTTGAAGCTATGGTTGATGATGCTCAAAAAAAACTGTTTGCCTTAAAGCGAGAAATCGACGCTTTGAAGCAATATATTGGCAATCAAGCTATTGAGAGAGCTTATGTTTGGGGGCAAGATTATTTAGACAGAACTTTACACGAAAACCCTATAAAGATTACACCATGACAATATTTGCTTGGATTGTTATAGCTGGCAGTTTAATCGCTGCTGGCTGGTACGCTAGAGGTTTATGGGACTTCTGGTCTTTGATTGACGAGTCTAAGTTAGATGGTGAGGAGAAGTGGGATTAAACCCATTTAACTTTACCTTTACCCTCACGGTTAGACACCTCTTTAACTCCTGTCCATTGAGCCTTCTTATTTGACTCATTCTCTAGGGTTGGAGGTGCTTGTGGGACTGATACTACATCACCTCTAATTAGCCTGATAGCATAGACGTGTTTACATATCCCTCTAGAACCTAAAACACCAAAGACCTTTTGCTGCTCACCTAGGAGTGTTGGGAGAATGTCTGATTGTTGCCCTAGATAGTCAGGGCAAGTACACCTATAGCCTAACGCCCTACCAGTAGCTATAGACTGAGCTACGGTCTCAGGTGTTCCTATAGGTACAATCTCGCCCACTGTAGTGACTAAAGCTATTGACTGCCCTTGTTCGTCTAGTACCGTATATTGACCATCTATCCCCTTGCCTTGGGCTTCCAGCAGTTGTGCTGGTGTTAGAGGTTGATTATTTGGTATTGTATAAAAGTATCGCCCAAGTGACTTAACCATCCGTCCTTCTACCTTGACAGCATAGGTAGTCGATTGAAGAGCTACAGTTGAGCTATCAATTACTCTTGCAGTTACTCGGTAGTCAAAGGATATAGCCTCAGCCGTGAATTGCTGAGAATCAGGTCTAATGAATCTAGCGTCTAGGGTTAGCCCAGAATCAGGGTCAGGTTTCTCAAACTTAATTGAGTCAGACGTATACTCAAGCGCTTTCATGTAACGCTTGTATTGGTTGGATATAGTTTGTTGTTGGTCTGGACTAAGTACAACCTTAGAGCCAGTTGAGTAGTCATTAGGTTTCATAGTTTAAGGGCATGTTGGAGGTGCATTACCACAATTGTCGGGAGCGCCCCCTTGCCTTTCTACTCTAAACGCTGTAAGGACAACAGGTTCTCCGCCAACAGTAGTGCCAGATATAGTGCCATTGTTCAACCCAGAATTGTAGGTGAACAAAATAGTCCCTCCCGAAATGAATGGCCCACCAATTTTTCCACCGACGAGGTTGCCAAACTGAACATTTGTCTGCCAAGGAACCCCGCCTTTATTGAGGGAATAAATTACTGCATACAAATCCCCCCCAACACATTGCCCCCCAGTAAATATTGGTGGGACTAAAGCAGCTAAGCATTCAGCTTCAGTATTGTAAACACCTAAAGCATCAGGGACACAATTACCGCCACTGACGCAAGACCATTTGGTTAGCGACGAACACCCTAGATTATTAGGCGGATAAGTTGCAGTACCGCAACAAAGGACAAAAGATCCAGCAGTAGCAAAGTCCACTACGCCTCTAGCGACAGTTCCTGCGGGACATAGGCTAGTTCCCCCATTTAGGTTCATGTCTACTTGTGCTGACTGGGCGCTAGTGATGGTATGCCAAGTACAGTCTTGAATAGGAGTGCATCCACCAGCAGCGGGAGGTGGAACGGGAGGGCTAGGGTTAGAACTAGGCGAAGTAGGAGAGGATGGACTGCTAGGACTAGGCGACCCTGGATTTGAGTCTGGACTAGGAGAACTTGTCCCTATATCCGTAGGCGACGTTGGCAATGGAGTAGGAGGTGGTGGGGTTACAGTAAAATCTGCTACCCCCCTCCTCCAAGTAGCAGAAGCGAAAGTGATAGGTAGTATGAATTGCGTATCTACAGGAGTGTTCGGATTCTCATCAATAAGATCATTGCCATTAGCTACCGTAGACGATCCCCCTATAGATGCCGATATTCCACTACCGACTAAGGTATTGGCTTGTAAGTCCCACATCTCAAAGCTACAAGTATAGGGTTGTGGTATTGCCAGTCCTAAATAAAGGTTCTGCGCTGGAGGGACATATACTCCTGCCTTGACGTTAAAGCTTCTAGGTATATCAGCCCGAGTTAATGCAGGTATAGGTATTTCAGCTAGGAGCGTGTAGGTGTTACGGATATTAGCTTTGCCAGTGCCATCCTCTCTGTAGTCTTTCTGCCCACCCGCAAAGATACGTAATGTATTGGGAACAAAAGACTGTGGTTCTACTTGCTCAATGAACTCATCAAGAGCATGGAGTGTAATTGTATCTATCCACTTACCCGCAAAGTCTTGCTGTTCTGTCAGCCTAGGTATTGATTTGGCTATGTTTGATAGGTTAGCGCTACTTAGGGATGGGGCTATAGCAGCATCTTGATTAGCAGGAGTGAAAGCATATCCACCACTAGAATCCCCGTACCCCGTTAGCCTTAAGCTGCCATTACCAAACCTATCGCATTGAGTACCACGTAAGTCATAACCAAGGAAAGAGCGTCCCTGCGGTTGGAAAGGGGTGACAAATTCTTTAAACCATTGAGATTCCTGTGGAGAAATAGTGGACATGGCGCTACGCTACGGGACAAATATTATTAATAACTTAATTATGGCTTATCAAGGTAGAGTAAAAGCAGGAGATTTGTATGGCAGCCTATATGTCATCACAGTCTTTACTGAAAGGATTAAAGGCAAGGTAAGGGCTAAAGCGCTGTGCTGGTGTAGGGACTGGTTAACTTATGCCATCTTTCACACAGATGCTCTTATTCAAGGGTTAGCTTTTTCTGGCAGGAATTGTATAGGAAGGGCTTTGCCTGAAGGATGTATTGTTGATGAAAATCTATCTGATACTTTAAGAGCTTATTTCTGGAAACTTGATGGGAGGTACTATCGGGCAAAAGAAGGTAAGCTACATCGCATTATCTATGAAATGGTTTCAGGCCAGCCTATCCCTGAAGACAAAGTGGTTGACCACATTAACGGAGATAGGTTTGATAATAGGTTTGCCAATTTGCGTTTAGTAAACAAAAGGCAGAATTGTTTAAACATCAAATCCCTTTCAAAAAAAGTTGATGCCCCTAGAGGAGTCCATTACTGTCAGAACAATAAAGCTTGGATAGCACAATATTCTTTCTATGGCGGTATCCGTATTGGGCAGTACGACACCAAAGAAGAAGCCCATAAAGCATGGCTAAACTATGTTACGTTAAATCATCCTGAAGACATCCCGTATTTACGAGAGGGTATAAGTAGCGGTGCTGAATGATATAGGCGTTGTAAAAATACCGCCTTGTGGTATTACCACTGGTTCAGTCTGAGTTACTAAAGCAGTAGCACCATTGGTAGTACCTAAGATATCTGTGCCGCCATCTCCTAGGATAATGCCACTTGACTCTTGTATCCACTTTAGTCCTGATGTGGGGTCACTACCAGTATGCCTGAAATTGCGAGCATCTATTAGTCCCATGCTTTGTGACCATAAAGTAGCAGTCAGCCAGTTAAGTGCGCCAGTAGCCGTGACTTGTATATTCTGCAGCCTTATCTGCCCCTTACTCTTAGCAAAGGCAAGTGTAGGTAGAACTCCAGTTGTGTAAGTGAGGGCAAAGTCATTCATTACTCGAATAACACCATCTAGTTCTGATACTAGGAGGGCTGGTGACGTAGCTTGAGTGATGTTGTAAGTAATGCCTTCGGCTAGCTCTATATATCCATTGACCGCAGATACAGCAAAGGTATTCTCAGGGTCAAAGGTTAAGTTTTTGAGGATATATCTAGTACGCCTTTGATTGACTTGGATATTGCCTTTGAGGATAGTGCCAGAGCCATTACCAGTGATTGTAATGCTGCCTCCACCAGTTACTTCTGTGAGGGTAGCGCCATTGTAGTATCCATCAGCCAGCTTAATAGTGTGGTCATACCCCCCAGTATCGTACTTGGTGCTAAAGGCTAGTATTGCCGCTTGGATCGTCTGAAATGCGCTTTGAGGTGCTAGCCCATTATTGGTATCCGAACCCCACCAGCTAACGTAGAGCGTTAGGGATGAGGTTAGTAATTGGCGGCAAGGAATAATACTCATGGGCGCTACGCTAGGGGATAGTTTAAATATACTGTGAACATGAAAGTATCGCTAGAACATCTATACCATTACAACTGTGATAGTTGTAAGAAATGGTGGACTTGTGCAGATATAAAGCCTAAGGAAAAAGACGTTATGTTTTGTCCTCACTGTGGCTATGCAAACAGGATTGAATTAATTACAGAACATACAGTGAACTTAAATGCTACAAGTTAAAGACCCGCAAGAAGTGTTTGATGAAAATATCAGACCACTATTTGTTCAAGCCGCTAAAGACATTAGGCAAGAGTTAGACGAGGAAGCACTTAATACTCCTTACTCCATCTTTATTCTAGGCGAGATGTACGGAACTATCAGTACTTGCCTAGCTCAGAACATCCCTATCCCTAAAGAACTATGGGATATGCCTGTTGTTAAGTCATTCGTCCGTGGTGACACAAATGATGTAATCGTAGTTGACGACATTGGTTTGTTCTCTCAAAAAGAAGCCAAGGATGCTACGGAAAGACTTAAGACTAAAGGTATTGTGAGAGGTGATGTCGATAATGCAGTTGTGATTGAGTCCGACAACAAAGAGCAAGGCTTTTATCAGTCACAGGCAGATGAACGCAAGGACCTCCTAGAACAGGTAGCCGACATTGTTAGGGCAGAAATGCCTGGCATGAAGATTGAGGTTATTTCATGTCCTGATAACTCCATTGCAGCTGAGACACCCCACAGTGGCATTGGCACTATCAACCCTGAGCCATCAGTAGAGAACAAAGGGTTAATTATCATCCCTTAACTACTGCCCTAAGAATATAGCCCCTGCCGTATTCCAAACAAAGGTAAATGTTGCGGGGCTTGGACTAGGCGACGTAGGAGGTGTGTAGGCTGGTACTAACTCAACAAAGCCTAGCGCTATGTCAGTACTAGCCGAAGCTCCTACAGTTCCCTTGAAGATTACACCACCGACAATAGGTGTGGCAGTTGCAGTCCATAGTGCTGTCCATACCGTGTTGTCAAATCTAAGGGATGAAGCGTTGGAAAGGTAGGTATTAGGATTAGTGCCACTAGACTTAACAAGGTCTTTACGCACATATGAGCCGCCACTAACCTCATTAGTTAAATCAGCCCTTGTTGATACTGATGTTGAGGGTAGTGCAGTTACGAGTGCAATGTAGAAAGAGTCTGACAATAGAGACACAGTGCCTCTAGCAATGTCATTAGCAAAACGATTAAATCTGTAGGATGCCATAATGAGTAATATCGATAATGCCAGAAGTTTAGTTGAAGATATGCAAGGAAAGACAATTGAATCCGTCGTGATAGGAGGAGAACACCCAAGTTTTACTAGAACGTATCAAAAGATAACTGTTACCTTTGACGATGGCAGTCAACTTGTGTTTTATCCAGCAGGAGATTATATTCAAGTGCCTTAATAGAACCCGCCCTGACAAGTGATGTTGTACCCATTGGGGCTAACGCTTTGGGAAAGGGCAGCATAGAGTGATTCGTTAGGACCAAGTAGTAATGCCTTAGTTCCTAACACTCCTTGAATTGAATTGGGTAAAGGGGCGTCAATGGTCACTAATGCTGTAGCGTCATTAACTGCTGCACTATCAATGGATACTAATTGCACTTCTGGTAAGACTAGTGTCAATCGATTGCTATTAGCTCCCTTCTTTAGTAAGCGCAATACCGTATTAGGTACAGTACCGCTAGTTGCGACAGGTATTGCTTGGATAGATTCTATGATTAGCCCATTTTCGCCAGCTTGCACTAAGAGTAGGGCAGAGCTAGTAGTATCTCCACCATTACGAGATATTACTTGATTACTCAAAGATACTACTGCTTTAAAGGGTATCTTCTTAAAGATAGGTTCAGTGTTAGGGGATGTCATGTTGGGGCTTGGGCGCTACGCTAGAGGGTAATAACATCTATAGTACCTTACCCATGATTGAGTTTGATACTCCATTGACCGATAGAGAGAAAGTGATTGCACTTATAGCTAGTTGTCCTCATAAAGACATGGGTGTGTTTTATTTAACATCTGCTGTCAACATTGGACTTGCTGGTATTGAAGTCGAGGATGGATCAATAGATGATGTAATTCACAATGCTCTTGTGGTTACAGGCAACTTGGACAAAGAAATTAGATTAAAAAGAGGAAACCTCACATGGCTGACAGAGAATTAGTATTTGCATTGTTTGGACTATTGGGTAGCTGCACCGATTCAGTTTTACTGTCATTGCAGTTGCTTAACAGGGAGATTCCTGTCGCAACTATTACAGGTTGCAAAGAAGAGATGAATTCACTTGCGCGGAATCTAGCTACCTTGTCCGAGCCACAAGCAAAAGCTTTTATCAGAGAAATACTTGATGAGATTAGGAGTAGAAATAAGGATGATTGATGCTCGATTACTCCTAATAGTCCTACTATGGATTTGCAAATGGTTAATATGGAAAGAGAAGAAAGATGACTGATACTGCTCAAACAATTGACCAATGCATTGAAATGTGTATTGAAGAAAACAATGCTTGTCAATTAATGGCTTGCCGCGACTTGGATGCTTTCATTTCAAAGCTAGACCCTGACCTTTGTTATTGGTCAGGCGTTAAACATAAATCTGCTTTAGAAGATTGTGGTGTTAGTGTTGACGGCAAGACTAAAGGTAATGGCTGGAAGATTCGTATCCAATGGGAGCAAGAGACTCACCTCCTATGGAGTCCTAATCTTAGAGCATTACTTGAAGCTGCCTTGAGGTTTCTTAAGGATAGGGTAAAGGAATGAAGATTGAATACTCTAACAACTTTAGCTATCCTGACACTATTTGGATAAGGTTTAGCAGTGCTTACGTTAGGCTGTGCTTTTATCCCATTAGTTGCTGGACTTGGGAATGGAGTCTTGGCTGGTCAAAAGCTATTAATAAACCTTTTAGGGGCTCTATTAATATTGAGACTCCTACAATGACTGTTTATGCAATGGCGCATCCCAACTTAATCAAGAATAAAGAACAATGACTATAGGATGTTACCAATATGAAGATTAAGTTTAGTCCCAGCGTATACATGGACTTGATAACCATAGACTTTAGAAACACAATCATTTGGATTTGGTTTTACCCTGTATGGTGTTGGTCGTGGGAATGGAAGTATGCAAAATCTTCGTTCAAGCGGAAATACATCATAGAAACGCCTACTATGTCTATAGCTTTTAAAGCTAAGCCAAATACCCATGCATAAAGATACGCGATCCTATGTTTGGCACTGCCATACCTGGGACTGCGTTGATATATGCGCTACCACTCCTAGAGAATCTATAGGCGTAGTCCTTATTCCTAAAGTTTGAGACAAATAGAGTATTAGCCAACTCATCACAGTACTGACGATATATCTCCCCCCACTGCTTCATTGTGGTGATGGGGGACTTGTCGGTACGAGTACGATTGATGTCGCCCGCAAAGAGTTGTATCTGGGTAAAGCTGTCTGGGTTAGTCGGGTCTTTAGCTAGGAATATTGCATCTAGAGTATCTAAGTAGCTACGGATATAGGTAAGTACTACCTCATCCCTTATGGTAGACATGGCTGTTTCCAACTGCTCAACTTCTCCTGCTTGGATACCCGCATAGTCTGCGTACCCTAGGTGGAAGCGTACTCTAGATTTGTCACGTTCAGAAAGTTCCATTATTTAAAGCCATGTATATAGCAAAAGAGCATACTGTTTACTTAGTTCAAAGACGGGTCAAAGATATATGGGTTGACACAGACATCCAAGGGCTGCTTCTTGCTGACATCATAGAACCCAAGTTTTGTCCAAGCAATCTAGAAGAAAAGACTGGGCGACCACATAGAAGGATTAAAAGAATTACGACTGTCTTTGAGGAAGAAATCCCCTAAGCTACATTTCCAAACACAAGTGAATTATCAGCCTTGATAGCATCAATAGTAGCTTGGTTGAAGTTAACTTTAGCTGCGGTTAGGACTTCAACTAAGTGTTCGATACTTGTATATCCATCAGCGGGACGGTTAGCTACAATGCCCTTTGCGATTTGACGACCTATCCCCCTGACCAACTCAGCTAGATCAGTTGCGGTCAGAGATTCATCATTGATGTCGACCTGTATTTGGGCAGGACTACCAGCAACAGTAGGTGTTGGGGTGACAATGACAGGTGTTGTAGCGCTAAAGGTTGTGATGATTTCAGATGGGATGCATTCAAATCTACCACCACTTGAATCAAGTAGGACTAGATAAGTAGTGAACTCGTTGAGGACAGTACATAGCCCTCTAGTTTTATGCTGTACTTGTGGAGCGCTCATGTTTAATTATTAGTTATCGTTAAGGAGATTTTACCACTGGGCTACATATATATCAGTACAACTCCTCGACCCCGCCAAATATAACCAGTTGCAGAGACTTGAAATGCTCTAGGGTTTTATGGTCTAGATGCACGCCATTAATAGTAAGTACGGTAGTTAGATGCGGATAGTCTAGATAGCCTTGATTAGGGCGATTCATAACTATTACTCTGGCTACCTCTTCTTCTACGCCCAGGGCTTTGACTATATCCTCAGTGATGATAGACGGGTCATTAATATCTATAGGGTATCTTTGGACATCAGCCTTGAAGCAGGACTCTAGGAAAGATAAGTGAGGTGATACTTCAGTGGCATTAACATCTATAGGTCTTGTGAATTCATGAGCTTGAGCTTGGAACTTCTTGCCACTAGAGTCTATTAGTACATAGTAGTCATAGAACTCTGACCAGATAGTGCATAGCCCTCTTGTTTTGTGGATAACTTTTTCCATGGGTGGTGGTGTTAGTGATATCTAAATAATACCCTACGCTACGCTGTGGGGTGAAGATTAGGACACATGAATGCATGAGACAAAGATTGAATACTCTATCGAGAAAGATAGATGCAACGAAGGCAAGTGGGAACGCATTTATATTTGGATGACAGATACTAACTACGTATCTGGTAGTACTTCTCAGTTAGATGAAGCTAAGAAGAAGTGTGAAGAGTATAAAAAATGGGCTGAATTGAATAACTATGACTGCTCTTATCGCATTGTTAAAGCAACTATAACCACAGAGGTGCTAAATGACTGAGACAAAGATTACAAAGGTCAAGTACGTTATTCAGTACAAGACGGATGAGATGAAAGACTGGGTTGCGAGTGACTGGAATAATGGAATTAGATGCAAGTCAGACCTTGAGAATATGCTCGAAATACTTAAGAGAGCTGAATTAAATGCTGCTGAATGCATAAAAACCCTTAACACTAAACCAAGATATTACAGGCTAGTTAAACAAACACACTCTATAACTACAGAGGCTATTGACGAGAACATAGAAAAACCCCATCTATGAAGACGGGGCTTTCTATGGAGGGCATTGTCAGCCTAAGACAAATGCTATTCCCTACTATACAGCAAGAAAGCCCAACTATTTAGGAAGGGCTTCTTGATAGCTGGAGGCGAATGGTCTGTTTGCGACAGGTGTATATATTATACCCAATCCTAGATAATTTGACCTCGGATATAGGATAGTGCATCCACAGTAGGAGGTAGCCAGAACTTAATCTGAATAGGGATGTCTACCCATTGGGGGAAACCGAACCCTGTAGGGATATTAGCTACAGAGATACCAGAACCAGCAGCAGTAACAGTAGAGTTAACGCTAAAGAGTTGAACAGTACGTTGTGCATCAGTACCACTATAGGAGCCAAGACCTGTTATCGCCGATGCTTCGTTAGCGAATGGGTTAATGTTCTTGCCTAGCGCTGTAAAGTGGTCAGTGGACAGGAAGTTGCCATTAGACTGAACAGCAGCAGATACACCACCAAGGGAGTTAGCCGATGTTACGGATACGCCTTGTTGGTTGGTTGCTACTTTAAGCAAGTCAGTGGATGTACCAGTTAATACGTTGAAGACAAATGCTTGCGATGCTGGGTTAAAAGAGCTAGCAGGCAACATCCAAGTTACTTCGGTAACGTAGGCGTTGTTAGGAATGATTAAGTTAGGAGAGATGGTGAGAAGTTCACTACCAGCTACTTGATCTGTTCCTAGAGGGTTGGTAGGAACGCGAGCAGTGATAACAGTTTGAGGTGTGGTAGTTACACGGAACACCCCATCGATCATGCCAAGAGAGCCACTAATGGGAGAGTTGACTAGTAAACCACTGTTCTCTGTACCGAGAAAGTTGCCAAAGGTTGAGGACATAGTTCTATGGTCTAGGGTTTATGGGTTAGGAGAGAAGAGTGAAGTAACTACAATATGTAGCTACTTCAACTAAAGACTTTAGAAGGGCTGGAAGGTTCTCATCACAGTGATGTTGTTAGAGTTGAGGAGGGTGTATCCACCGTACTCTTGCCAAATAGCCATTAGGAATCGGTCATAGTCAGTGTTGGAGTTGAGCTTGACTCTTGGTCCTTCACCCCAAATAGCCTCACCGATAGCATTAGTACCAATGATGATAGCGCAATCAGCATTACGTGTTACCGCAGTGCCATCGCTATAACCTTGAGAGGCTAATCCACTGGTAGTAAGAGTGACAGGGATTTGTGGAAGGTTGGTAGTTTCAAACCAACGCACACCACCCATAATGAAGCCAAGAGGCATGACCATAGAGTGCATGAAGCCTGTCTGACCATAGAAGCCACCTTTAGCAATTAAGTCATTAGGACTCATCGTCCAATCTTGCAAGGGCATCATTTGAGGCAGGGTTCCAGACTGTGCGCTACTAGGCAACATCGACACTGGAATGCCAGGGTACTGAGTTACTTGGAGGAAGCGCGAGTCTTGTTGTAGCTGGAGCATGAAGCCAGGGCTAGCAAGACCGTGATATACGTCACCGTAGTTGCTCTGGAAAGGAGGTACTAAGCGAGAGCGCATATCAGAGACAACCTTAAGTACGTCTCTAGTAAAGTCTAGCCGAGGAGCGCCAGTAGAGGCGTTGTACGTACCGCCATTAACAATGCCAGCAGGGTTGTAGTATCCGCCTACCTGATTGTTTGCAACTTGTCCAGTGGTTGCAGTGGCTGGGTTAGCGGAGAGAGCTAAGCCAATATAGATACTATCTTTCCAACGACGATAGTCTTCAAATAAGGTTTCGCTACCAATGGATTGATGGAACTGGTCAGCACGGCTCATGTCATATAGATTGCGTTGCATGGTCATGAGGTCAAACATATTAATCTTTAATACGCCTGGTTCGTTGGGGTTAGCACTATTACCAGTAGATGGACCAGTAAACTCTTGAAGAGTGATAGTAACTGCTTCTTCTGGTAGACCACGACCGCCACCAGTACCAATGACTTGCGACTTATCACGTTGACGGGCTGAGAGTGTGTATGACCCTGGATCATTCCAGAAGCCGAAGCGTTTCATCCGTGCAGTAGAGCCTGGCTGAGCAGACCAGTCATGCACGATTTGGGGTTGTATAACGTATCGCGCAATGTACTGCGGACGGGGGCGATATAGTTCTACCCCTAAGATAATTTCTAACTGAGAACTAAATGTTGCCATTGTTTAGAGCAAAGGGTAAGGGTGTAAGCGGAGTCCTCTAATAGAGGGAATGAACTTTAAATAATCAGAATCTTAGGGGCGATCTAAGCCAACTGACTAACAAACTTCCCAAAGTGATCTGTGTCCATCTTGCGAAGAATCTCAAGTGGATTTAGACGACCATTGGTAGGATTAGCGCTAGTACCCAGCCCCATATTCAACTCATTGAATGTGGGTTGTTTAGGTTGAGGATAGCCTTGAGGAGCTTGTTGAGGCTGACTAGTTTGACGTAGCCATTCATAGAACTGCTCAAAGGTAGCTTGTGGGTACTGTGCGCGGAAAGCTTGAACGTTAGGGAGCTGGTTCAAGTGAAACTCTTGGTATTGAAGCCAATAGCCAGTGGACTCAGGATCTTTAAGGATATTGCCCATCGCGATAGCTTCTTTCTCAAGAGCTTGGGTATAAGCAACTACCTCACCTAACTGGTCTTCACGAGTGATGAGTTGTTGATGGATGCGAGCAATAGCTAACTCAGGCGACCCATCGCCAAAAGAGTTGATAAGTTCAATTACTGAAGCGAGAGGATTACCCTTTGCGTCTCGACCGCTTGGTGCGTTGAGGTCTATTTTGGGGCTGTATGTTCTCGTTGGCGAGGAGGTAGCTTGGGGGAAGGACTGTGGTTGTACTGAAGTTGGGTTTGATAAATAACTGTTGGGAACCAAGCCGTTCAGGGTCAGGTAATCCGTAATTGGATTCGTTTGCTGAGTAGGAGCTACCACTGATTGAGGGGTTGTTTGAACCCAACCACCCGCTGTTGGTGCGAATTGCTGAGGATGGGAGTACTGGGGGATTAGCCCAGTCGAAGGGTAAGGGTTCACCAGTTGTGGTGCTGACTGCCACTGTGGGGCTACCGTTTGAGGAGCTACCTGTGGCGATGGGGCTTGTTGAACCTGATAGTTCTGAGGAAGTGCTTGTACCATTTAAGAGGGGATTATCCTTGTTATCAGCTTCATCATAAGATGCGCCGTAGGAAAGTTCGCGTGACAGTACGGTATAGATACTGTCCATAAGCTTTGTCATATCATAGCGCATACTCAAAGCTTTACCAGGATTATACGGATCTTCTACTTGAGAAAGTTGCATATGTTGTTGTAGAAGATTGTTGAACAATCCTAAGTACTCACCTCCAATCCTAAAAGGTATGCCTGACAACTTAGCCTTCTTCTCCTTGAGTGACAGGTCGGGGAATACAGCGTCAAGAGCTTCTAGGCTCCCCACCCCTAGCTCTTGGAGGTTGCGAGTGTAGATAGTTCTCTTGAGTTTGTCGTCAGGAGAGTCTTCAAATACATCACCGTTATACCGATAGTTAACAGATACTTCTCCATAGGGAGGGAGACCTACGGTGATAGGTGGTTGTATTTGTTGTTGCCAAAGGATTTGCTCTATCTGTTCTTGAGTTACTTGAGTGATATCAATCTTGGAGTCTTGAGTCAACAACCACTGCTTGAACTGCTCCATGTATAGGCGTTCTTCATGCATAATGCACAACTCAAGGATGCGAGATAGTCCATGCTTCCATAACGTAAGGGACTTCATGTTAGCAGTAGCAGCTACCTTCCCATAGAGAGATTTAACTTCGCCAAAGGTGGAGAAGGACTGGTCATTCGGATCAATGCCTCCTAAAGCTCCGTGAAGTGCAGTACGGTATGTATCAGCAAATCTAGCTTGGTCAGGAGATACAGGGTCAGGTAGTACATAGCCAAATCTTTCATCAGCACCTACGTTGCCAATGACGGGTACTATCTTCTCGTATTGACGTGCCGCCCATCCACCATCATTCCGTCTACCGCCGATACGTACAGAAGTTAAGTCTTTGAAACCTTGTGATGCCGCCCAGCTTTGAGTACCTATCTCTGTAGTCTTTTGCATTACCTCATCGCGAGAACGGGTAGTGATAAGGGTAGGATTACCAAAGGTGAAGATGTTTTGCATGATTGCACCACGCACCGTATCTTCGGCTTCTATCTGGTCGCTTACCATAGCAAAGTCAGAGCGTCCCGAATCCCCAGGAAAGTAGGGAAGGTTAGGTGATTCTACGCAAGGAATGTAACCAAGTGTGTTGATAAAGCTGTTAGTCTGAATGGGAGGCGCGTATCCACCATTGAAGTTATAAACGTCTAATGGTGGCTCGGCATTGAAGAACTCTTGAGTCACCGTGTCGGTCTTTACCCGTAAACGCACCCATCTCTCGGAACCTAGAGACGATTGAGCGTAGTACATTTGGCTGGGTGAACGGTCGTAGTACTTATATCTAATGACAACCTCTTGCATCTCTCTCCCATTAGGAGAGTAGAAAACCATGTACTGTGACTTGACATCATCTATTGAGTTATTCTCTTTTCCGCTATGGAACCAATAAATTGAGTAGCCGTCTAAGGTAGGTTGCATTAGCCATAGAACACCACCAGTAGCCACAAAGAGAGACGCAATTCCTTGGTAGTACATATCTAGCTTGTTAGCCTTGATGATTTTGTCTAAGAATTTACGTCTTTTCTCATCAGGCGTATCTTGGTCTACAAGGAACTCTAACCCTTGTCTGGTCATAAACAAGACTATCTGCTTGATATGGTTGGGTACTACCATGCTCTCGCTGCCAGAGTTCTTTCTGTCGATGAAGCTTTGTACTACTTGTCCAGTTTCCATGTGTGATGTCTAGTATTAGTTGTATCCAGTCTACCTTACGCTACGCTACTGGGGAAATTAAAGAGGTGTTATGAAAAGAAGAATTGATATAGTCGCAGTATCTAAGTATGGTAGACCTGAATATTATTATTGGGTGCTACAAGAAGTGACAGGCAATAGCTTTGTTAATACTCACATGGGTAAATATGTTAAGACAGAAGACAAAGCTTACGATGATTTAGGTGAGTTTGTGGCTAAGTTAATAGAGCAGGTCAAAGCCAATGAAAATCAAGTGTGATTACCTTGGATGTCGCCGTACAGCAGATTGGGTAGTAGAAACGTCTTATAGCCCAGTATGCTTATGTACTACTCATATAGGTGTTAACTATCTATCAACAGCAGCAAAGATTAAGTCAATATAGAAGGGAGTGAGGGCAGTGTCTTAAGTTATGACAGATGAAAAGCTGTTTAGATTGCAAGTCA